CAACAGAGAGTGCAGATTGGGAGTTTAATGGATCAGCGGCAATAGTGGCAGTAGCCCCCATCCCAAGTAACGATAACAGGATTCAATCCTCCTTTTACTTCTACCAGTACGTATAATTGTGTAGCTGTTCCAGAGGGGGCTACTGCCACTATTGCCGCTGCGGGAGTTGCAATATCCAAGGTATCCTCTTCATCTATTACTCTGACAGGACCTAATACTGTTACCACTGTGATTGATTACCGCTGCAAAGGACATTAAATGGCTGGATTCAATAACTTCCCCTTCAATGCCCAAAACTATAACGGTCCTTCCCCCGCACCTATCCCCGGTATTCCATTTGGTATTGGTCCGGGATCATTGGTCTATCAAGCCTTGCGTCTATCCGGTCAACTTACTCCGGGGTCAGATTTGGAGTTGGAGCATTAGATCCCTCAACTAATCGCCTTGCTGATACTTCGTTGTTTCTAAGTTCTATGAGTCTATCCCTCTGCATTACAGGGGACCCAACATCCTTAGTATTCAGTTGGAATAATCTACGGGCCAGTACAGACTCAAACCAATCCTGATAGGCAGGAGGGCCAGTGAACACAGAATACAGAGAGGGGTACTTAGCAAAACTAGGCCACATGAAGAACTCTATCTGATTGCCTATACTCGGGTAGGGGAACATATACAGAGTAATATTGGGTATAGTCATCTGTACATACATACGGATGGCAATCTGAGATGTAACCCCTAATACTGGTATATCTGCAT